GATAGAGAAGATTCAATTTATTTTGTGCCAACCTATAATTTATATCAATAATGCTTCAACCAATCCATTTTGGAGTAAATTCATATAAGGCAAAAAGCGGCTTAATTTCAGCAGAAAGAATGCTGAATTGTTATGCTGAAATAACCCCTCAAACAAGCCCTTTTCCTAATATGGTTTTAGGAACCGCTGGTTTAACTGTTTGGAAAGACACAGGGGTTTCTTTGCCAGTTTATGGGATGCGGGTAATGGGTGAAAATCTTTATGTGGTGGTCGGTGACAAGGTCTATAAAATAGATTCCTCAAAAACAGTAACCTTGTTGGGCAATATTACCACAGAAATCGGAAATGTAACAATGACTGACAACGGCGATCAAGTTACGATTCAATTGCCAAATGGAACTGCTTATTATTGCACCCCAACCGCTTCATCTTTAACACAAATCACTGACGCAGATTTTAACGATTCAGGCTCGGTTACAACCCTAGACGGATTTACTATTTCAGCTTTACTCAATAGCAATGAATTCCAATGGTCTGATCTCAATACTACTCAAAACTGGAATGCTTTAAATGCAGCTACTGTTGAGGCTAATTCTTCAAAAATAGTAAGAGTTTATCAAAACAATTTAGAGCTTTGGTTTTTTAAAGAAAATATTATTCAAGTATTTTACAACACTGGATCAGGCTCGCCCTTATTTCAAAGAAAAGAGGGCGTTTATATTGAAAAAGGTTGCGCTTCAAAATATTCAGTTGCCACAATGGACAATTCGTTTTTCTTTTTAGGAAATGATAGAATTGTTTATCAAACTATTGGTTACCAATTAAAACCAATTTCGACCTTTCCAATTTCGCAAGAAATAGAAAATTACACAACAATTGATGATGCAATTGGTTTTACTTATGTTCAAGATGGACATAAATTTTATTGTTTAACCTTTCCAAGCGAAGATAAGACTTGGGAATATGATATTACAACTGAACTCTGGCATGAAAGAGAAAGTGTTAACAATTCAGGTATTGATGGAAGGTGGAGAGCTAATTGCCATGCTTATTTTGCAGGAAAGAACTTGGTTGGTGATTTTCAAACTGGAATTATTTACGAACTAGACCAAGATGTTTATACTGAAAACCAAACAGTAATTAAAAGAGAAATTATTGGAACAACAATGTTTAAAAACTTTGCAAGATTCTCTTTAAATAAATTTGTTGTAATGATGGACACTGGCGTTGGTATTGCAACAGGGCAAGGTTCTGATCCGCAACTAGTTGGTAGATTTTCTGATAATGGCGGCAAAACCTATACCGATGAACTATGGCAGCCAATTGGAGCAGAAGGATCTTTTTTAACAGAAGTCTTCTGGACTAAAATCGGTGGAAAAGCTCGTTCTTTCATTGCTAGGTTAAATTACAGCGAGCCAACTAAGTTTCAAGTTGTTGGTGCTTTTGTGGAGACTGAAACAGAAGATGATTAATTTACCAAATGTTCAACAACCGATAGAGGAAAACGGAATTGTAAAGCCTGAATGGAATACTTTTTTTCAACAAATAAAAACAACAATTAAAACTGATTTATTAGTTGATATTGGAGTACCAAATGCAGGGCAACCTTTAGCAAAAGAAAATGGAGAGATTGATTCAGTTTGGTTTTCATTTTTTGAGAAAAGTTACAAAACAACTGGGGCAACTTTTGGCTTACCTTCGGCGCAAGAAAAACTAGGGAAAAATTGGAATAATTTTTTCCAAAATATTTATCAAGAACTAAAATAATATCTTGATTTTTTTATTAATATTAGCAATTATTAATTTTATGAGTAAATGTAAAAAGATGATTGCTATAAAACATTTACTCTATGGGTGGACTATCAAACAAATATAAAGGCTTATCTGGCGTAGAGCCAAGCTCGGGTGGAGAGACAAGCCCAACAAATATAATCTCCTACACAACTCCTGGTTCTTATTCTTACACACCAACTACTGGTGCTAAAATAATTGAAGTTTTTGGTTCTGCTGGCGGTGGTGGCGGCGGCGGTGGTGCCAAACATCTTTCAACTTCTTCCTCATCTGGTGGCGGTGGCGGTGGTTCTGGCTCTAAAGCTTATGGTAAATTTAACGTCAGTGCTTTGACAACCCCAATTTCAATAACCGTTGGTGCTGGTGGCAGTGGCGGTGCTGGGGCTTCCTCTAATAGTACCGCTGGTACTTCTGGGGCGAATGGTGGCGCAACTATTATAGGCTCTATTTTAAGAGCTGGTCGAGGAGGATTTGGACAAGGTGGACAAATTGCAAACGGCTCGTTTGGAGGGGGCGCGGGTTCACATGCATTGTTGGGTGCTTTGGGAGATGCTTCTGGACAAAATGGTGGAAGTTATGCATTTAATGGATCTGGCAATGCTGTGGCTTCCTGTAATCAAACCACTGATGGTTTTACAGGGGGTGCAGGCTCAGGTAGTTCATCTACTGGCGCGGCTTTCGCTGGAGGCGCTTATTTTGGAGTTAATTGCGGTGGTGGCAGCGGGGCTGGATTAATAGCAAATGCCGTTGCTGGTCAAGCGGGTGGCAGTGGCGGTCTTAACCAATACAATGCTAACGGCATAGGCGGAGCCGCTGGTGTTGCTGGAAATTCGGCAACCTCTGGAACTATTGCAACTAGAGGTTTTACTGGTCTTGCTGCTTCTGGCGGTGGTGGCGGTGGAAGCTCTCCGACAGTTGGCGGAAATGGTGGTGCTGGTGGGCAATTCGGTGGCGGTGGCGGTGGTGGTGCTTCTTGTCAAAATGGCGGAACTGCTGGAAATGGTGGTGCTGGTGGCAATGGTGCTGTATTTATAATTGAATATTTTTAACTTATATGATTTTTCAAATTTACAAAAATGGCGATAATATTCAACTATCTATCCGCCCAAAAAATTCAATAGTCAATATTTTCATTGGGTCTTGCAATAAAAAAACCAATGAAAATTTCGCAGACAATTTTGACAATTTTAAAGATTGGAACGCTCAACTTGTAAAAATGGGGATCGAAATAAAATCAATTCCCCAAGCTTATGAGTTGTTAATTTCAAATTTAAAAGATGAAAAAAAAGCCGAAATTAATTCTCAAAAAGAAACCAATCTTTCACGCAGCGTTCTTTATAAACTTGGTGGGATTGACCACTATTTTCAAAGAGATGTTAAGGCAGAATTATCTTGGACAAGAGTAAAAAAAAGTGGCAAAACTTATCAATGGATAACTGAGGGCAATAAGATCGTTGTTCTTTCAGAAGAAGCCATTGAATCAATTTGCAATCATATTGAGTACCGTGATACTACCGAATCTATCCAAGCGAGAAAAAGAAAAGATGCGTTGCTACTTTTAAAAGATGCTCAAGAAATTGAGGCTTTTGATATTACTCAAGTTTTTGAGCAATATTAATTAAAAGAGAAAATTTAATGGACGAAATACTTGATAGCATAAATTCTTTAATCTTAAAAACTGCCGGTGGCTTAATTGCTATTTGGGGAGTGGCAGTTTATGCGCTAGTAAAAATTGCAACATTTCTTGGAGGTTGTATGGCAGAAGGCGCAATTAATAAGGCTTTAACAAAAATGATGCCTTTAGTAAAGTCTCAATTTAAGATTGAATTTGAATCTATCAAAGAAGATGTTAGCCAACTAAAAGAAGAAGTTGGAGATTTAAAATCTTCAATTGAAAAATATAGAAAAGTTAAGCATGATATAGAATCTGAAAATCAATATCTTGCAGAAGCTTTGATTTCTAAAGATGAAGAGATGTTGGAAGAATTTAGACAAATTCTTATTAAAAGAGAAAAGAGGAAAAAATATGAATAACCAATGTGAAAGACCACCAACTAACATGGAAGTTGCGTATAAAATAGTTAAAGAGTTCTTTAAATTCTTTTCTAAACCTCCATTGAGGGCAACTTTATTTTCTATCACTTTTTGCAGCGGCATGTTCTTTTTCATCTCTAAACTTTCTGTATCTGATTGTATCGAGGGGGCTAAATGGTTAATCTCATTGGTGTAAAAGTGATTGAATATTTAAAATTCATTGGTACTTTTATTGGCGTGATAGCAATTTTCTATTGTGGCAAATTAAAGGCTGAAAAGAAAAGGCTTGAAGAGAACTTAGAAGAAAAAGAATCTGAAATTAAAGGAATAAATGAAACTCAAGAACGCATTGCGAAATACGATAATACTCCTGTTTCTTATAAGCGTAGTTGGTTGCGCTCACGCTCAAAAGCAAAGTAACTTCTGCCAATGGGCTAAACCTCTTCCTACTGGTGAAAAAGAAGGAGTTTATGAAGAAATTTTATCTGATGAAATGATAAGAGTTTTATATACCTATCAAAGAGAATATGATTGCTCTTGTTTAAAAAAATGCCCTGCCAATGATTAAAATATTACTTACCTTAATTCTATTATCAATATCATCTAACGCCTACGCCTACGAGTGGGAAATTCTGCGTGTGGTTGACGGCGATACATTGGAGATCAAAAACGAGTGCTTTCCAAAAGAATTAAAGTTATCGGTTAGAGTAAATTCGGTCGATACGCCTGAAAAAGGCTCTAGGGCTAAATGCGACAAAGAAGCTAAGTTAGCAGAACAAGCCTCAAAGTTTACTAAGAAATTTGTTGGTAAAAATAAGAAAGCTACTTTTAGAAATATCAAATGGGACAAGTACGGCGGAAGGTTACTTGCAGATGTTGAAATAAACGGCAAAAGCCTTGCAGATGAGTTAGTTAAGAACAATTATGCAAGATCATACGATGGAAAAAAAAAGGGTTCTTGGTGTGAGTAAAATAGCGTTTAAAGCTGTATCCAGTTCTAGTGATGCAATTCACTTTAACAATTCTGTAAATTTAACTTTAACTTTCTTATTTTAATGAATATAAAAAATTTTCTTTTAGACCTATTAATAAAACTTAATACTTTTTATCTCTTTCTAAATCAAGAGCTGCTTTTTGCTTGGAGAAGGGTTTTAGCAAAACAATCAGACAATAGAATTACTTTAGCCTTTAAAACTCTTATTGAAAACCAATATACCGCCTTAGCTTTAAATACTATATTATTTTATATTTTATCTAGTATTCTTGCTGGACATAATGGTTTAATAGGAATGGTTTTATTTGATTTAGCCCTGTTAAATATAATTGCCTTCTGCGCTAATTTATTTGGATGGATAGATAAACTCAAAAAGTAACATATTAGACGAATCAAAAGGCTTATCTGCGTTAAAGTTACAACCAAAAGCCCAAGTTACAATCAGAACAATAGCTAAAAATCCAGCCCATACCCACATATCATTTTTCATTTTCTCTTAAGCTCCTCAATATCCTTCTGCATTTGCTCGAAGGAGTTTATGAAGTCGGTTAGGGTGCAATATTCTTTTTCAAATTCCAATCCTGAAGGGGAGTGATCTATTTCACCATTTTGATTGTAAAAAATTGTTCTAGTTACATTGCCATTCTTATCTCTAATCAAAGAATCTACAGTATCTCCTTCTAATATTTTTGGAAACTCACTAACATCCTTCCAAATACTCACTGGCATTTTATTTGTCATTCTTATTCTCCTGTAATCTTTTAATTAAAGCTTGATTGGTTTGATTGGTAGAATCAACCATCTCTTGCCAGATTTTGTTTTCTGCTTTGAGTTTATCAGCTTCTTCTTTCCAAGCTTGACATTTTATAGCGTTAATTATACCACCGCATTGTCCGCAAGGATTAGCCACTATATAAGCTTTGCGCTTTTCTAATTCTTCTTTTAGTTCCTCAATAATTTGAAACCCAATATCATGCTCTGGTTCAAGTCCTGCATCAACTATGTCTTGTTTGCATTCCGCAATTCTCTCGCTTAGTGTTTTATTCGTCATTTTCTACCTCAATTAATTTTTTGCATTTCTTTTTGTCAATTTCTAAATCATAGCATTTTAGTAAATA